CGGATCCAACAGCATCAGAAGGCAACTAGCCGAGCTGCTGTTGGCAACCGGATGGTGGCCACCTGACATCGAGTTTGATGTTGAGGACTTGGCTACCGTATTACTTGTGGCGAGAAAGTCAAAAGACCGTGGCCGTTGATACAAGTGTGACGATTGCTGGTGTCAAAGAAACTTTGCGTGAACTGCAGAAACTTGAGCCCGAGTTAGCCAAAGACATCAAACGCGACTTCAAGCAAATCGTTGATCCGATAGTCAAGGATGCTCGAAGCAAAGTACTTGCCCAGCCATTGTCGGGCTTTGCACGTAACTGGAAGGCTGGAGCATTGATGCCCTGGAACCAGTCATCGGTCAGCAAATCAATCATCGCCCGATTCAGCAACCGTAAACGTGGCAACGCCCTGGCTGTATTTTCGGTGACAATGAAAAGCCCGGCTGGAACCATATTTGATATGGCAGGCCGCAAGTCAGCCAATCGCCTGGCACAAACCTTGTCGGCGCTGTACGGTGCACCATCCCGATTGATGTGGCCTGCATATGATCGCAATGCCAACGAGGTGAACGAAAACCTTGAGCGTGTCGTGGAAAAAATCACCGATGCCACTACTCGTAGACTGACTCGCTAATGGCTGTAACAATCCCAATTATCTCCGAGTTCAATGGCGCTGGAATAAAGAAGGCTGTCCAAGAGTTTAAGAATCTGGAAGGTGCTGGAGCCAAAGCCAAGTTCGCTTTACAGAAAGCCGCATTGCCTGCAGCTGCCGCTATCGGTGGCCTGGCTGTTGTCATCGGTGATGCAACCAAAGCCGCCATTGAGGATGCCAAAGCCCAGGCGCTATTAGCCCAAGCCATTGAAAAAAACACCGAGGCAGGCAAAGCCAATGTCGCCCAGGCGGAAGCGTTCATTGAAAAAACGATGATGGCTGCAGCTGTAGCCGACGACGAACTACGCCCAGCCCTGGCACAACTTGTTCAAGTGACCGGGCACCTTGAGCAATCACAGCAAGGCGTAACCCTCGCACTTGACATTGCAGCAGCCACAGGCGTAGATCTGGCCACAGCAACCGACGCGGTAGCCAAGGCGTATGGCGGCAACATGAAAGCCCTGGGCACTCTCCTGCCGGGTGTACGTGACTTAATTAAAGGTGGGGCATCGCTTGATGAAGTGTTCCAGGCTGTTGCAGGCACCGTAGGCGGTGCAGCAGCAGTAGCAGCCGACACGGCTGAAGGCCGCATGAAACGATTGTCGCTAACCATCGGAGAAACCAAAGAATCCATCGGTGCAGCATTCCTGCCGATACTCGAGAAACTGTTGCCGTACTTGCAACGGTTCGCTGTCTATGCACAAAACAACAGCGACATGATTGTCAAGATGATGCTTGCTGTCGGATCATTGGCAACAGCCATCTTGGTACTCAACACGGCAATCAAGGTTGCTACAGCTGCACAGATTGCATTCAACTTTGCAATGGCCGCAAACCCCATAGGCATTGTCGTGGTAGCGATAGGCGGAATCGTTGCATCGTTTGCATACCTAGTCAAGATGACTGGCAGTGTCATAAACGCATTCAAGTACATGGGCAACTCAATCATCATGGTTTTTGAGGGCATAGCCAACGCATTCAACTTCATGATTAACGGTGTCGTGGCTGCCATCAATCTGATACCAGGTGTCAACATCCCACTTATCCCCAAAGTCGTGTTGCCCAAGTTCAGTTGGTCAACTACAAGCGGCAGCAGTGCAGGGGCGGCAGCACCAGACATGCTTGAACGTGGCATGGTCATGCCAAGTTTGCCTAGCGTGCCAGCGTTGACGTTGCCACCACCCACAGGCGGTGGCGGCGGCGGCGGTGGTGGTAGTCGCACAGGTGGTGGTGGCGGCGGCGCTGCAAACGAAGGCGGCCAGTTCTTTACCACGCCAGGCTTCTTTGGCCCACTTGACCCAGCAGAGTTGGCAGACTTCCTCGCACGTAGCGAACAACGCACGATGCCCGACATCAACATCACAGTCAATGCTGCTATCGCTGAGGCCAGCCTCGGTCAAACGATTGTGGATGCGTTGACGGACTACACGCGCTCCTCCGGGCCGTTAGAGCTGCAGATCGCGGTGTGATGTGGCTGCCTCGGTAGTTCAGTCAGGTTCGTACCTGCTCGAGTTAGACACAGGATTCCAAGTAGATGGATTCGTGCTGGATGACAGCCTGAAAGGCGTGCTAAATAACACCGAGTTTGTTTTGGATGGCACGACGCAGTTTGCTGACATTACAGAGTTCACGACAGTAGTTGCCTACACCCGAGGCCGACGCAAGACCGACTACCAATTCGGTGCAGGCACCTTGAACTTCACGATGCGTGACGAGACAGGCATTCTTGGCCCATACGACACCAGCAGCCCTTACTACGATCCGGCCAACAGTCAGCCAGGGCTAGCGCCGATGCGCCAGATTCGACTGTCACGAGACACCGAGTATCTGTTTGTCGGCTACGTCACTTCCTACGAATACGAGTTCGCTATGGCAGGGCCTAATACCGTGTCGGTCAACTGCTCGGATGACTTTTACCTTTTGGCTCAAACCCAGTTAGATGAATACAACGTCAGCGCTGAGACCTCGGGACAGCGCATTACAAGCGTTCTAGCGCTCCCAGAGGTGTCATATGGGGGTACGACAGCCATAGACCCAGGAACGGTCAACCTAGGACACGACAACGCATATACGGTGCCCGCAGGCACCAACACATTGGCCTACCTCAACCAAATCAACCAGGCTGAGCAAGGCCGACTGTTTATGTCTCGTGATGGTGTGTTGACGTTCCAGCCACGCATCGGGACAACGCTTAGTTCACCAATCATCAGTTTTCGGGATGATGGCACCGGGGCAAAGTATCAGGATTTATCAGTTGAGTTTGATGCCGACAACGTCATTAATCGAGCATTCGTAAAAGCCTTGGACAACAAGGAGGCAACCGATACCGACGCGGCAAGCATTGCCAAATACTTCACGCAATCAACATCAATCACTAACAGTCTGTTACACCTTCAAGGCGAAGTAGATGACCTTGCTGCCTACTTGCTTGAGCCTGAGCCACAGCCTCGATACACGAGCGTTACGACATGGTTTGGATCGTTGACGAGCCTGCAACGCGATGCGGTCGCGACCGTTGATATTGGTGACACCATCAGCATTGAAAAGACCATCCCAGGCCTGGGCACGCAACTCGGCGAGGAACTAGCCATTGAGGGCATTCAAGCCATCATTGACTTCAACCGAGGGCATACGGTCACTTACTACACCAGCCCGACGACCATTGTCTTTGAGTTGATTCTTGACGATGCCGTGTACGGCATAATTGATTCCACCAACGTATTAGGATGAGGTAACTATGGGAGTCAACGCAACCACATTCGTTCCTGCGTATGTCGCAGGCGAAGTATTGACAGCAGCCGATTTAACGGTGACTAACAGTGGTGTGCCAGTGTTCGCTGATGCCACTGCACGTGACGCAGGTTTTGGTGGCACCGGGGAGAAGGTTCTTGCTGAGGGCCAGTTGTGTTATTTGGAGTCCACAAACAAAGTGATGTTTTATGATGGCTCAGCGTGGAGTAACCTTGGAAGCGTGACCGAAGTAGCTGCATTCACCGCGTCGGGTACGTGGACAGTACCGGCGGGCGTAACGTATGCGATTGCGCACATTACAGGCGCAGGCGGCGGATCGGGTAGAGGTTCTCCAGGCGCAGGCGGCAACAGTTCTGTTGCGTTTGCCGGTGGAACAGTTACCGCAACTGGCGGTGCAGCAATTGTTGCCGACTCAAATCTAAGTAGCAATAACGTAGCCGCAGCAGGCGCAACCAATTCAGGCTATGGTGCAAGTTTTTACGGATTAACTAGCGGCAGTTTCGCTTCAGCAGGAGATTTTGACGGTCGAGACGGTGCAATCATTACTGCAGGCGCTGCGGTTACACCTGCAGCAAGTATCACCATTACTGTCGGCGCAGGCGGCACGGCAGGCACAGGCGGTGCGGCAGGCGGTAGTGGCTACGTGTGGATTGAGTACCAAGTATGAGCGAACGCACAGTAGCCATCGTTGAACCCGACACACACAAAGGTGTCGTCGTAAATGTTGAAGTCGTACCAGCCGACTGGACAAACACAGACCCAGATCACTTGCTTGAGTACACACCAGAATCACCAGCAGCAATCGGATGGGAAGTCGTGAAAGGTGTCGTCATCGTGCCACCTCCACCACCTGAACCTGACGAGGAATAATGCGTTATGTCAGACAAGTACTTCGCAATGCTCGAGGACTGGGCAAAATCATTCGTCGCAGGTTCCGTCGCAGTGCTTATAACAAGCGACTACGACTTAACAAACGCGCTAAAAGCAGGGCTAGCCGCAATGCTGCCAATGATCTACGCATGGGCAAACACTAAAGACGAGCGCTACGGCCGCAAGTGAAATTGCCAATAAAGCCAGTTGTGCTACCAGCCGACCTGGCACGCATTCAGCCCGGTCAACTCCCTAACTATCTGCTGCGACCAATCAGGCCCTACGGCCAACTGCACTGGCTAGCAGCTCAGGCATACGAGGCGATGCGCAAAGAAGCCCACAGGGATGGCATCAGGCCGTTCAAGCCGACGAGCACAGCCGACACGTATCGAAGCCTTGCCATGCAGGAACGTGGATTCTTGGCGCGTTACACGCAGGCACCGATAGCCACGACATCAGTACGCACGTACCAGGGCAAGAAGTGGTATCTGAAGCCTGGGCTAGCGCCAATGGCGACACCAGGCAAATCCACGCACAACCTGGGGCTGGCCGTGGACATCAGCCAAGCCAGCGGAGACAGGCTGCAGTGGCTCCTGGCCAACGCAGACAAGTTTGGATTCTGCTGGGAACTACAGGTTGAACCATGGCACATCAGATATTTCATGGGAGACCGCGTACCCTTAATCGTTCAACGATGGATCGAGAGTCATGCCAACCGAAGTAACAGTAGCCCTGATTAGTGCAGTCGCCATCGTGAGCGCTGCCGTACTACCAGCGGTACTCATTCAATCGCTACGCAAAGAAAACTCTGAGGATCACCAATATGTGCGCCGGGTACTTACTAGGGTGGAACGCAAGTTAGATAACCACCTGGAGGATCATGACAATGGCGTTACGCGACGAAATAAAACCAAACATTAATCGCAATGTGTTATTTGAGCGTTGGATTGCAGAGCAACCAAATGCCGAGGAATGGTTTGATGTCATTGACGACATCACATTCAGTAACAACGCAGTTGCAGACCTGCTCGGCAAATATGGATTTAAGTGCGACGGAAACTTCGTGCATCGTTTGAGGAGAGTCCGTGCCAAATCTTAAAGATGAAGCCCACGAATCTCAGTCACTTTTTGAGCTGCGTGAAGCACTTAAAAGGGCGTTAGCCGAAAAGGCAAAACTCAAGCATCGGAACGAGGAAATGGTGCGTGCCATTTATCAGGCCGCCAAGGATGCTGCGCTGAGTTTGCCGCCAGTTAAAGCGAAGCCACCAACTAAAGACACACGCAAAGGCAAAGCCGAGGTCGCAGTAATTCACTGCACCGATTGGCAGTTAGGTAAGCGCACAGTGTCCTATGGCTCGGAGACTTGTGGCCAGCGCATTGAGCGTTTTATTGACAAGTGTTTGCACATCACCGAGATTCAGCGCAAGCATCACCCGGTCAAAGAGGCAGTGCTTCTTTTAGGTGGTGATATGGTCGAGGGACTCGGCATATTCCCCGGTCAGATCTACGAGGTGGACTCACTGCTTTACGAGCAACTGTTTGAGGTGTCCAGGCTGATTAGCAACACCATTGCAACCCTGGCATCAAACTTCGAGTCTGTCCGAGTCGTATGCGAATACGGCAACCACGGTCGCATTGGCCGATACGGAGAAATGCCAAAAGGCGACAACATTGACCGCATCAGTTACGAGATAGCCCGAAACAAAGTCGGGCACTTGGTCAAAGATTGGCAAGCCTCGGATGCTTGGTATCAGATTGTCAAGATTGGCAATTACACGGCGCTCCTGGTGCACGGCGACGAAATCAAATCTTTTGGTGGTAACACACCAGCATTCGGCATTTTGCGAAAGGTCAACGCCTGGGCCGGTGGAGTCATCGAGGACTTCAACGATTGCTACATGGGCCATTGGCACACACCGATGTCGCTAACCATGAGCAACGGTGGTCGCATATTCGTGACAGGTAGCCCAGAGTCGCACAACGAATACGCACGCGAGTTTGTGGCTGCCACCGGCATTCCAAGCCAACGGCTGCATTTCATTGATCCAGACAAGGGCAGAGTTGCTGCGGAGTACGTGGTATGGCTCGACTAGAGCATCCTTTGGTGCAGGTCACGTGGCATGACGCGCACAGCCTGGACAACAACGAATGGCATCAACTCAGCGACATTGATGACTCACCGTGCATATGTGTGTCCATCGGTCGGCTGGTCAAATACAAGCGGCATTGCGTGCTAATCCAGACCAGCACCACAGACCAGGGAGCCGACAATGTGCTCCTTATTCCATGGGGCATGGTGCAGAAAATAGAAAAGCTGCAAATCCCCCACAAGAAACCGAAACGTCGCTAAGGTCAAATCAGCGTTCTGGAGGGCGCTTAACGTGACAACACCAATAATCACATTCGAGTGCCTAACCGGGTACTCAACGGATACAGGGCAAGAGTTCCACTTGGTAGTGTTCAGAGGCGATCAGGGCCGCATCAAGCGATGCCAACTACGCCTGCGCAACACTCAAATCGATGATTGGAGCCAGCCATTAGAAATGAAACACCTGCCCGGCGACGACCATCACCCGAGCGCAGCATGAACCCCATCAGCATCATCATGCTGGCAGTGTCATCAGTCCTCGGGCTGGGGCTGCTAGCCAACTCAAATCCTGAAACAGACACGGCAGGGCTGGTGTCCGAGTCCACGCGCTACTCCCCCAGCGTTGTGGGCTTGGAACCAGCCCCAGACACGTCAGGAAGCGATTACAGCGCAGTTACCCCAAAGGTGCAGTACACAGGCCCAGGATGCCGAGAATGGGCAGACCTGGCTGTTAGGTCAGGCTTCGTGCTTGACGACCTATGGATTGCGCTACAGGTCATGGAACTCGAGTCCATGTGCCTACCTGACGCAATAGGGGATAACGGTCAGTCCTACGGCCTGATGCAAATCAACTCATTTTGGTGCCTACCGAGCACATACTGGCCGCGTGGCTACTTGCAGACCAACGGCTTCCTAGACGAATGCCAGCAGCTGCTAGACCCAGCACTCAACCTTTACGTTGCATGGCACATTTCAACACAATACGGATGGGAAAACTGGAGCACATATGACCGCATCGTGGGGTGACTACCTGATTGGATTAGTGCTCACTGGATACATTGTGCTATGCGTGTGGTACTTTGCATACTCTCGGAGGAACAAATGAGCAGCAACATTGACCCAGGTGACGCGGCGTATCGAGCATGGCAACTCACCAATGGTGATCGCATGGAACAGTACGGTCACCCATTCGATGATTACACCCGGGTGCGTCGCATATTCGGCAGCATCACCAACTATCACCACAACCTCTCAACGCAAGAGGCCATCATGTTTATGGTTTGCGTGAAGTTAGCCCGGCTGATGAAGTCATTGGAGGAAGGCAAGATGCACGAGGATTCGCTAGTGGATGCAATCGGCTACCTGAACTGTTTGCATATGGCTGACGCAAAAGAACAATTACATGACGCGCCAAAGCATGTCATCGGCGACATGGCAATCGAGTACTGATGACAAGCCCACAGAAACGCAAAGGCCATGCAGCCGAACGTGCAGTAGTCAAATATCTGCGTGAACACGGCTTCATGGCAGACCGTATCCAAGCAGGTACGCACAAGGATGTTGGCGACATATCAGGCATACCTGGTGTGGTGTTTGAGGTGAAAGACCGCAAGCAACACAACTGGTCGGAATACTTTGCACAGCTGCATACACAACTGATGAACGCTGACGCATATGCAGGTGTGCTCGTAATCAAGCGGCCTGGCATCACCGATGCTGGTGGCTGGATTGCTGCTATGGAGTTTCACGAGTTTGTACGACTAATCGGACTATTGGAGGACAAGTAAATGGCATTCAACCTTGAGAACTACGTTGACGTACCCACACGGCTACGCATGGCGCTGGAGAAGTACCCAGATTTACGTATTCAGGAATCACAACCAGTGTTCCGTGAAGTGCAGGAACGCCTTTACATTGAGATTCGATGCACAGTGTGGCGAGACAAAGACGATGCGCTACCAGTTATCGCGTACTGCTGGGAGCCATTCCCAGGCGTAACGCCATACACCCGAGATTCGGAGCAGATGAACGCCAGCACATCGGCGCTGGGCCGTGCCCTGGGCATGATGGGCTTCGGTATTGAGCACAAGATGGCCAGTAAGCAAGAAGTGATGAACAGGCAACAGCCAGTTACTTACCCTGACGGTGGCCCGGTGCCTGATCCGTTCAGTGGTGAGCAGCAGACCACCAATGTGGTGCCTATGAAGGCAGGCCCAGGTAAAGCGTCAGACAAGCAGCAAGGGATGATTCGAGCATTGGCCCGAGGCAAGGGCTACACGCCAGGTTCACAAACTTCGCGTGAGGCCTCTGCCATCATCGGTCGCACAATATTGAAACTGGATGAACTGACCAAGCAAGAGGCAAGCACCTTGATTACCGCTTGGAAGGATTCACCACCACCAGCACAGGATGAACAACCATTCTGAGTTAGTGACACAACGTAATCGCAATAGGGGCCGACCACTGAGAGTCGGTGTAGGTGCAAATCCTCGGTGACTCATCATCATCAGTTAGCCCATTAGAAGGGCGTGTCAGTCCATGCAAACAGATCCA